CATTTGACCTCCTTTTCTTCACTATATGATTCAATTCTAAATAACTTCTCTGTTGTTGCAAATCCCTTTGAATATAGAAGTAACTTTAGATTGTCAATATTCATCCACTTTTCTCCCAAATCTTTTTCATCAAATTTGAATACTACTCTTATCTTCATACCCCTCCTTTTTAATACCCTAACCTATTTACTAAGTCTTTTAATTTCTCCCTAGTGCTTTATCTATTAACTCTTTAACCTTTGTTTTACTTTCTGGGCTATAGTCTGGTCTTTCTTTCTCTGGCTCTACTGTGAACTTAGGTGCTGGGTGATCTTCTACTGGCTTGAAATTCCTACGACACCAATTACGAGCCGCTGCCTTCCAGTCCTTCATTGGAGTTTTGCCTACTTTCCACCCTTTGGACTGGTAGAAGTCGTGAAATGGCTCTGCCTCGCCCTGATGTTCTAACTCTTTAAAGAAGTTTTTAATGGATGAGAGGGGAGGTGGTATATCTTTATTATAATTCTTTTCATTCTTATAATTCTTAGGAGTGGTTAGTTGCTGGTTGATTGCTGGTTGATTGTTGGTTGATTCGCTGGTTGATATCGTATATTTAGAGTAGTTATTTATGGTTATTATACTGAATTTGTTATAGTTTTTGCTGGTTAGCTCGTTGGTTGATTTAAGGTGGTTTATAGCAGTGCGAATTGACTGTTCTGATAAATCTAAGTCTGCACTAAGTTTTTTTCTACCATTAACACATTGACCGGGTAATATCTTATAATTCATATAGTTTCTTTCTTTATGGTTACATAGAAGCAATAGATGGACGAATACCCTCATAGTATTACCATTCCTATACCACCCCCATTCAGTGATCTTTCTCCATAGTGGGAAGTAGCCTTTATCTTTTATTGTATTAGCCATCGATTTCCTTTAATGCACTTGGTCGTCTCAGCTTTTTTAGTGCTTTAGCTTCTATCTGTCGTATTCTTTCTTTAGTAACTTTAAAAATTTCTGCTGTCTCTTCCAATGTATGGGGTTGATCATCACCGAAACCAAAACGTATTTTAAGTAATTTTTTTTCTCTAGTTGGCAATGTATCTAATAATTTTTCTATAGCTGTGTTGTCTATTGTTGATTTTTGGTATGTAATAGCAAAATTCTTGTCTTTATCTGTTAACTGGTTTAAGGATAATGTCTTGATTTCATTTATTTTTTTACCCATATTTAAGGTGACAGCTTTAATGTATTCAGGAGGAAATAAATAATCATAAGGGCATTTCAGAGTCTTTTCAAGTAGTTTGGCATTCCGGCCACCCTTTTGAGGATAACTCTTAAAGTTTTCATATCTACCAAGAGCACTTGGCCAAATTAAAGATGCGCGACTTAGCTCTTGTTTAGTTTTAAACCCAGCAAGCTCTCTTGCTTGTTTAAGATTATTATTGTGGAATGATGTCTTAATTAATATTTCCATAATATAAAATCCCCGACGGTTTGAGACGAAGTATTGCCTGAAAGGCAGAGGCTTCCCGCCGAGGATTTTTTATTTCTAATTGTATGTTTGTTATTCATACTTCATCTCAATTGTTATTATCTTATCACACTTCTGTATCCTGTCAAGGGTATTTCTCATTTATTTTCAAAAAAACTATTATCCAAAGTGGTGAGTTTTAGCAGTTATTCTAACCTCAATAAGCCATTGAAAACATTACACTTATTTATAAATTTGACAGTAACTACGATATATAGTATAATAGATTAGGAGTTAAAAGAGAGCATTATGAATAAAATCTTTTGTCTCAAGTGCAACAAACTTTTCCACAGCCAAGGGATACATAATCGTCTTTGCAACTCCTGTACTGAAGATATAAAAAGATATGGATCAGAGTTCTTTGAATATAATGTTTACAAACACCCGTCAAACTGGGAACACTTGCATGATTTAACAGTCCCAACAGCGGCGGGCTTGCTTTTATAGTTATTTGATAATATGCTGATGTGGCGGAATTAGACGCTGAAAGTCGATATAGGAAGCTATTAGCCATACCGTTAAATGCGGGCGGCTTAACGACTGATAAATGCTTCTTGTAGGTAATCAATCCTATCATCAGTTTGTATTTATCCATAAGCGTTATAGTGCTTAGGAAGGTCGGTTAAAAGGTAATCACTGAGTATTCGGGGGTTATCCACGTTCTTATTTGCTCCCCATTTGACTCCCGAAAGGGCTTGAGTGGGGTTATGTCGGTGTGGCGTGGTAGCCGTTTATATGGAAAGCCCCTTATAAAGCTAATAAGGATGAGGCATAAATCACTAAAGCAGACCAACTGCCACCGACTTGTATTATAAAATGCTTTATGGTGAAGTAGTTTATGGTAAGTGAAGCTAGCTTGCAAACCGTAGTATTTATTATGAATTAAACAAGGAGAAACATGGCAGTAGCAAGGAAAGGTAGTTGTAGAAAAGGGGCTGTTCCTCGTGTAGGTAAAGCAGGCGATCCAAAGCCAGCAAGAGGTTCAGGTAGAGGTAGAGGCGGTTCAGGAAGAGGATTAGGTCGTAAAAGAAGGGCATAGGTGTCATATAGGTTCCATTGACACTACTAATGGATAGAATAGAAGAAGCAAGATGGTAGTTGAAGATAAAGTATTATATGAATATTTGAAAAGGGGTTGGACTTTGCTCCTAAAAGAAAAAGCTGAAGCTGAAGAGGAAAAAGATACAGGATAAACGTTCTTTTATAATTCGGTGTAGTATAGTAGCCTCAAAATGGAGGTCAGAATGAATGACGATTTAAGAGGATTAAACACTCAAAAACAAGAGGCTTTAGATGGTAGTCCAGCTATTGTGAATGATGAAGCTGGATATATTCATATAAAGTTTCAATGTGGTCCAATAAAGGAACACAAGGTAAATGGAACGAGCATTGAAAATGTGCTTGAGTTGTTAGCTAATCGCTTAAGGGGATTCCAAAAGGGTCCTTTTAGATGCAGAACGAATGCAGTTGCGATTACTAAAATTGAAGAGGCTATGATGTGGCTTGAGGAAAGAACTAAAACTCGCATTAGCCAAGGAGTTGAAGGGACTAATCAGGCTCACAAAGAAGAGGAATAATATACTAACATAGCTACTAATTGCACCGATTTGTTCTTTTAAAAGAAAATCTCGCTTAGGTAAAACACCCGAAAACGAAGGTTTAAGGCAGGACTTGTTCAAAAATACCTTAGCCGACAGTGAGAGACCAAGAAGCTCGGACTAATTATCCGGGCTTGTATTAATAAATAACTTATGACACACGCACAATATGTAGACAGTATATTCAAAGCAATGAAAAAAGGGCAATGCCCCTATAAAATTAGATTATTCACCCTAACAAACAGATTAGTATTAGACCTCGGTAATGGTAAACTCATAGGAGATTGGAGACCAAATGATTGATATACACCTAGTAATACTCATAATTTTCGTAGTATTAGTAGTAAATGACCTCAGGAAGTATAAGGGGAGAGATGAAACAAGAGATTAAAATCACGATCACGACTAAAAAAGGGTTAACTATAGAGACTAAGGTTACAGATTTAATAAATTTATCTTATGAAATTACCTGATAAAATCAAAGGAAACAACAAAATAAGAGACCTAGAAATATGCCGTCTATGGATAGATGAAGGTATTACCGATGAAGATATCGGTGTAAACTTTGGGATTACACAAAGGCGTGTTAGACAGATACTTGAGAACAACAAGGTTCTTCTAGTAGTGGATAGAGCATTAGAGAAAGCAAAACGCATTCATTTAATTAGAGCAGCGATAAAAGAATCAGAACAATCCACCAAAGATAGAGCCGACTTAATAGAACAACTACGCAAAGAAATAGAAGGTAATGGTCCATTAGTAGACAATTCAATTCATATCACTCAAATAACTAACGAGGAGAAGGTTGAACGAAGTAATAGACTCAAAAACATATTCTCAGACAGTATCGGATAAACAATTTCTGGACGATGAGAAACTGGTAATGATGCGAAAGCCTATTGGGTTAGTCACTCAATGTTATTTATACATAAAGACCAAAGACGCCCAACTAATACCCCTAAAGCTAAATGATGCTCAAAGAACATTAGCTAAAATCATAATAGATCTATTAAACGAGGGAAAGCCAATAAGGCTATGGGTTTTGAAAGCCAGACAAGAAGGTTGCTCAACATTGATAGAAGCAATAATATACGCTTTCACTTCCCAACAAGAGAATATCAACTCTCTTATAATGGCAGATGAAAAGGATCATGCTAATAATCTCTTTGATATGTCAAAGCTATATCACGAAAAGCTTGAAAAGGAATATCCCCACTTAGCACCTAAACTCAAGAAATCTAACGAAAAGAAACTAGAATTTGAAGGCATACACTCACAGATAATAATAGCCACAGCAGAGAATTTAGAAGCAGCCCGCAGTAGAACCTTCTCAATAGTACATTTATCAGAAGTAGCTTACTTTAGAAACCTAAAAGAAGTAATGAAAGGACTAAACCAAACAGTCCCCGATTTACCTAACACAATGATTATAGGCGAGACTACTGCTAACGGAATGGAGATGTTCTATGGCGAGTGGGTACGTTCAGTACAGGGAAAGACTGATTGGCTACCAATATTCATTCCTTGGTTCGCGATGAAAGAATACAGTATGCCCTTACAGAACAATCAATTATACCCACTAGACGGTATAATATTCGATGCTGAGAGTAGTGAACAAGGGTTTATTAGAGAAGAAGCAAGGCTTATAAAAGAGTATGAATTAACTCAAGAGCAACTAAATTGGCGCAGATATGCAATAGTCAATAAATGTAATGGTGAGATAAACTCATTTTTTCAGGAATACCCAAGTTGTTGGCAAGAGGCTTTCCAAACAAGTGGAAGAACATTCTTCAACCAACAAGCCTTGCAGAGACAAATTAAGAAGACACCTAGGCAGATAGGGGATATATTCAAAGAAGAAGGTAAATACATCTTTCGTGATTTACCCGGAGGAAGGATAAAACTATATGAAAGCCCTCGTCCCAATGAACAATACATAGTAACACTAGACGCTTCCGAGGCAATAGGAGGTGATGAAGCAAGTATCTTAGTCTTAAACAACCGTCTTAATAGTGTTTCTGCAGTAGTCAATGGACAATATGAGCCTGAATTACTCGCAGATATAGGTGCTAAACTTGGATATTTCTATAATGAAGCGATAGTAGCACCTGAAAGTAAAGGGTATGGTAACCACGTAATACAGTGTCTCGTTAAAATATACGGGAATATATATCATAAAAAGATTGAAAAAGATGGAAAGATAGAGAAAACAGATGAACTTGGCTTTAACACTAATCTTAATACTCGTCCTGTTATGCTTGCCAGAGCTGCTGAAGTAATTTTACATAACTCATGTCAGTTGAACGATGTTGACTTAATCAATCAAGGGCAGACGTTTATAATCAATCCTAAGACCAATAAGGCAGAAGCAGCCACCGGTAAGGAAGATGGTTTAATAGTCTGTTTTTCGATTGCACAACAAGTCAAGCATGAGCACCCTTATAGCGTACCGAGTAACCAGAATGCGTCTGAAATAAGTATGAAACGGAGATTACAGAGTAGTGCTCCATCAGCGAGGTTTTAAATATGCCAAAAGAAAGTGTAATCATAAAAAGCAATGTAAAGAAAGAACCAAAGGAAGAGGTAATAGAAAGCCTTTTAACCAAAGGTAAACCTTTACCCCTTACTGAAGATGAACAGAAATCTCTAATAAAGTCAATCAGGGAAGAGTTTGACGCCATTAAAGCTGAGAGAGGTGACATAGACGGTGAAGACTTCGATGAGTTCCTCGAATCAATGGAGAGACAGCGCAAGGGTAGGATGCCTAAGACTGCTGATAGAGCTTATAATCTCGATACAGGGCTTACTAAAGTCAAGTGTCAGGATATAATCAGAACCACGATAGATGCCTTATTTGGTGTAGACCCTAAGATTTCAATCAATCCTCGTCCCGGGTTCGCTAAAGGTGTAGGAATGGAAGTATGCTCCCAACAACAAGAGTTCCTAGATTACGCCTTAGATGAGAGAATCCCCTTAAGAAAACCCTTAAGATTAGCTTGCTCTTCAGCTACTTATAAGAAAGTAGGTATGGTAAAATGGTCTCATAAGGTCAGGAAAGAGAAGAGAATAGGTCATGAGAAGTACGTGGGCAAAC